TAGAACCAGAAGCAATAGATGTAGGGCTTGCTGTAAAAGATGTAATTTTTACAGTAGGTGTTGTTTTTGCATCAATCGCTGAATATACTATTAATGAAATACAAAATAAAACAGAAACTAATATTTTTTTAATCATGTCAAACTCCTTTGTTGATATTCTACTTCTAGCCCATCAAAAAAATCTTAAAACATGATTTTAATTCTTTAATTCATCTTTCTTTTCTATGTTAAAACAGGATTCTCCACAGTGTGTACAGAACAATTTCTTCGGATACCAATCATCCATAGTGGCAATGCTCCACCATCCTTTGCACTTGCTGCAAGTAAAATGCCAAATAGTTTCCTTATCTACTCGGATTTCCATAGCAGGATTCCTTTTATTTTATTTATTAATATAAAGCTAGTTGATAATTTTTGGTTACATCGTTGTATAATGTTAACACTTTAGAAGCATCTGATGCAGGTCTGCAACCAGTCGATCCGGTTCCATTATATTTTCTGTATATATTGTTTCCTACAAAACTGACATGTACCCAATTTTGTATATAGTTTCCAGCATCTCTATATTCTAACAATAATTGATCATAAGGTAAATTATCTCGCATCCATTGAGCTCTTTGATAAGTTAAAGTTCTATCTCTACCTCCAAAGACAATATCACAGGCTTGTCCATTACCGTGTTGTCCTTGGGTTTCTCCTTCTCTAAAACTATTAGTAATTCTAAAATCCGGGTATTGTTTCAATAAAGGCTCTAAGGTATTTTGACATAATAAAGACAAATTACAAACTATCTGATCAACTGAAAATCCTTTATTGACTTGTAATTGATGGTTAGGATATTGAATTGTGGCCCCATCAATCCAAGTACGTAGCATATTACCCACAGTAAATGTTTTACTGATTTTTAAATCCATAGGAAATGTAGTCATACTATGGATTTGACCGCACGCCTGGACTGTACCAGGTATTGCTTTTGCCGGTCCGGTACTTAACGCCGTTGTTTTAGCATTAGTAGTTCTTTTTATAATTCCCGAATCTAATTGTCCAGAATTTATTTTGCTTTGTAAAAATTTAAGACCTTCTCCTGCTGTGGAAGGAGTTCCATCTTCGATATCATCGTTTTGCACAATGATTGCGGCCGCGGAATTATTATCGTCGGCAAATACAGTAGTTGATCCTGATTTGATCGGAGTTTTTGTAGTATCATCCCCCATTCGGGCTAATTGTTTGTTTTCAACAAATACCGTGGTATCTCCAGCAATAACTACGCTGCCTGAAGCCGTTCGTGATCCTTCAAAACAAGCAGTCTTATTATTAACAAATACAGTATTTGCCCCGTTTACCAACGTACTATCTGCAACGTCGGTACCAGATCTAGCTACTGACCGATTGTTGTAAGAACCGGCCATATATTAGCCGTTTATTTTTAATGCTGTCTGCTGTTCGACAACTGTATCCACTGCAACCCCAGGTACGCAAACTCCTGCTGCTGAAGAACTTCCTGCCTTAAGAGCTCCTTGATCAACGACAGTAATTACTGGATCGGTATGAATTCCAAGTAATTTTGCAAGGTGTAAATTAATTGCTAGTTGTTTTAATGCTCCTTCGGCCCATTGTACTAACCAAGTTTGTTGTAAATAATTTTCTAATCTTGATATAATATTCGTTGACACTTGTTCAGTTACATTTACTACTGCTTCACTAATGTGAATTTCTAATGCGTCCGAAGCTGCACTTTTTACTGTATCCACCATTGCCGGTTTTGGTTGGGGGTCGATATCGGCTCGTTTTAAGGCAGCATCACCTTCACGTATCTCATAATCATTTTTCTTAATCATTGAAGCTACAGCAAGACTAAGTGTGCCGTGCAAATTATCATGTGTGACCGATTGCTGTCCTACCGAATCTGCTACTTTTCCAACTGAAGAACTTAATGCAACACCATTATTTCTTATTTGTTGTAAAATTGTAACAATTTGTTGTAGCTCATTGGCTTGATTTCCTAAAGAAGCAGAAATGGATCCGGGAACTGTATTTGCTGTAACGGCAATGCTAGATCCTAATAAAGTATTAAGACCTGTAAAATTTCCATTTAAAATAGCTAATTGTGTTACTATTTGGCCTAAAGTAAGATCTAACGCAGCAAGATCTATGGTATAATCCAACCCGTTTATCACACCGTTAGTTTGACCAGCAAAAGTACCTGCTACATATGGAACTGCCATATTATAATCTCCTATTTTTCTTTATTTACCGTCAATTAACTTGCTAGAGCGATTCCCGTAGTTGTCTGAGTATAAAGATCTGCGGCATCTTTTACCGTGGCCAAAGGACCTACCAAAATTGCATGTTTGGCAAAGGATATAGTTTCTGAATCCGAAGTGAATATAAATGGGGCTAATGTTGCACCTTTAGAAGTACTAACCAAAGCACGGGGCTTATTAAGAACAAGAAACTTTTCATTGTCTTCTACTAATTTTCCTACTATTTCTTCTCCGGCAGTAGTACGAATCGTTACAATTTCATCTACCGCAACACCTTTATTAATTAACATTATTTTTCCTCTTGTTTATCTGATATTTGGCATAATGCTTCTAGTGTTTTATAGTGATCATATGCCTTCTTTAGTGCTTCGAATTGTTCTAACTTTTTAGGGTCTGGTACCAAAATTGCTAAACGACTTTCAATAGTAGTTAGAAGATCACCTAAGCTGCGTCCTTTCCATAAGATATCTCCATAGAATTCTGCATTGCCGTTTACTTTTAATGACCTGTCATTAAGATTGGGCCAATTTAAACCATAATTTCCAGCTGCTCCGTTCGCACCCGGCGGAGGATAGGTAGTAGTATAATTACTTCCTGAAGGACCAGTGGAACTAGAATTTATAGTTATATAACCCCCATTATATACAGAAGGATATGTATTTCCTATATCAATTGTTGTATTTTGATTCAAAATTATTTTATTCCAATCGATATCTTCAGTTTTATTTTCATCCAAATTACTTTCTTTTTCTTTAAATTTTTCAGGAGAAGTTTTGGACAATGCCGATTTAAGTTTTTCTAAATTATCTTCCATCTAAATATGCCTTGAGTTCTGTATATCCGCCGATTAATTTATCATCTAAAAATATCTGGGGAACTGTTCTAGCATTAGGAACTGCTGCCAATAAATCTTCTTTAAGGTACCCATCTCCAATTTTGCGTTCTTCAAATTCGATGCCCTTGTGGTTTAATAAAGACTTAGCCTGTTCACAATAAGGGCAGGCACTTTTACTCCATACAATTGCTTTCATAAATTCTCCTTATAGATCTGGTAATTCGTCATGGCTGACTGCATCGCTCATCACTCCAATAACATAATTGGTGGATTCGTTTTCCTGTAATGCTGTCTGCTTCTTATTAATATCCACATGGCGATTAAACCACGGAATAGGACTATTGCGAGGATGGTCTTCTAGATATTTAATGCCGATATCTTTAAGTCTAGTAAACGCAGTATAGTCCACAAAGTCTTTTAATATTTGAGCATTTAATCCGATTACAACACCTTTACTAAACAAATAGTCCGCCCAGGATTTTTCTTCTTTTATAACTTCCATATACATATCATATATTTCGGTTCGGCATTCTTCCACTAGATTAGCAAAGTCCGCATCGTCTTTAACTACGTTATTAATTATCCATGCAGTCCACTCGGCATGTAATAATTCGTCTTGTAAAATTAGACTGATAATATTGCCGTTTCCAATATAAATCTTGTTTTCCACCATGGCTAAACTTGTGGCGAAACTAACCATAAATCTAAATGCTTCCAAAGCATAACTGGCATGTAAGGCTAGCCAAATTGCTCTTTTGTGAATTTTAATATCAATTGTTTCACCTAATTCTTTACGGCAATTAAGTATATGTAGGTCTTCATAATAGCGTCCAATATTAGCAGCCATTCCTACAATTTCTTTGGTATCGTGAATTTTGTTAAATTCATCTTTAGGTACGCCATATACATTGCGGATAATATGACTATAACTCTTGCTGTGAATATTGGTTTCGAAAAAACTCCATACATTAACTAATGATTCCATTTCTGGAACACTGACAACTGGACTAAAGATTTGACTGGGAGCACGACCTTGAATACTATCCAATGCTGTCTGTCTTAACAGATTACTGGTAAAGATGTGCTTAACCGCATCAGATGCTTCCTTATGATCTATCTTATCTTTAGTAAGACTGATTTCTTCCGGAACCCAAAAATAACCACGTTGTAGTTCTTCAAATTTAGCAATCTTAGGGTAACGAAATTCTTCAAAACGTTGTACAGTGACCACCCCATCTAAAAACATTTTTCGTTTTAGATAGTTGGTGGGAGTTTTTAAATCGTATTGTGCTTTAGACATTTTTATTATTCTTATATTTTATAATTTACAGGCTACAATTTACACGATTCGCAGTCTGCATCATCTTCGTATATTGTAACAGGCTCACCAGCCAAAGGACTAACAGTTTGGCTAGATCCGTTTACCTGTGTGCCAGTAACTCTGACTTTAGATCCTACCTTATTGATTAAACTATAGTATATAGTCTTTATGCCCCATTTGTAAGCCAACATTAGATTTTTGGCAATCAATGTTCCGGGGATTTTACCACCATCAAAAAATGCTGGATTATAGAATGTATTAGTTGATAGACTTTGATCTATGTATGCGGCTAATACGGCCGCCGTTTTTAAATATGCCGCACAGTCTTGTTGTTCCCACATTAATTGATATTTGTTTTTTAATCTTTTATATTCGGGAACCACTTGTACGAAAGATCCTGCTTTACTTTCCTTAACACTAATTAATTCCATAGGCATTTCAATACCATTAGTGCTATTAAGTACAACTGAGCTGGATTCTACAGGTGCCACAGCCATTAACGTAGCATTACGAATTCCATATGTTTTCATTTTAGTTCTTAATGTTTCCCAATTTAAACTAGGAGTGAAATCTGTTAATTCATCTACACCCTTATTACGGCGCTCCCAGGGAAATACACCGCGTCCATAGTATGTATGTTCGCTACGAGCACATGCTCCGCGCTCTGCTGCTAATTCTACACTGGTTTCAGTTAGATAATATGCTTGATGTTCCATCCACCGCTTGACTTCTGCTAATGCGTCGGCTTCACCATACTTCAAATTCCTGCGAGCATGCCAATAAGCAAGGTTAGTGATGCCCACGCCCAATGGTTCAAAGTCCTCATTAGCTAACCGACTTTGTATGCTTAAAAAGTCCTGATAATTCAATAGGTTGCTTAAACTGCGTACCAATATACGGCAGGCCTTACGCATCTGCTGTGGGTTGGTAAAGGCACCCCAATTAATACTGCCCAATGTACATAAAGCAATACGTCCGTTTTCATCTTCGATTCTTTGAAATGGACGAGTGGGTAATAAAATCTCTTGGCAAAGGTTGCTTTGATAAATCGGATCTGTAGTGGTGTCAAATGGTCCTTGATTAATAACATTATCAATATTGACCAAATATATGCGACCTGTATCAGTGCGCTCTTTAAGAATACCATTCTTGAAAATTTCAGTTGCTGGCAATACTTTCTTTTTGATCGAGGTACTTTTTTCATATTTCAAATATAATTTTTCAAATTCGTTACTATTACGATAATATGATTCGTATAAGTCTGGAACTTCGTGTGGATCAAACAATGTTATATTTTCGCCGTTTTTATAACGACGCCAGAATAAGGCATTGACTACTACACTGTAATCCATCTGTCTTACGCGCACTTCGTCTGTGCCTTGGTTATTCTTTAATACAATAAGATCTTCGAATTGATAATGCCATATAGGAAATGTCACAGTGCAACTGGCATTGCGAATTCCTCCTTGGCTGCAACTACGAAGGTCAGCGAACCATTTCTTTAAAAATGGAATCATACCTGTATGTTTAATTTCTCCGTTACGAATAGGGCTACCTAATGGTCGTATACGACCAATCTCTAATCCAATTCCTGCCCTCTTACTGGCATATTTGGCCATCATCTCGCCGCTGGCAAAAATACTATCTAGCGTGTCATCACTGCTAATAAGTACACAACTACTAAACTGCTTAGTAGTGGTGCCAAGGCCCGCAAGAACAGGAGTAGCCAAAGTAAAATGTCCTTCTGACGCGCACTCATAATACTCCTTTACTAGTTTAAGTCTAGTACTCGGTGGTTCGGAATGAAATGCTGTCGCTGCGGCAATAGCATATCTTACCTGGGGGGTTTCATAAATTTTACCAGTGGCACGATTTTGTACAAGATATTTTTCTGCTAGTTGTGCGATGGCTGCATATGTGTAATGCTCATCTTTGCTGTGATCGATAAACAAGTCAATGATATCCCATTCGGCCTCAGTATACCATGTTAATAAATCTTTAGTATACATTCCTGCATCAATATTCTTTTTGATAATTTCAAAAAGTCTAGGTGGATCATAGCTGCCGTATACTTCTTTTCGAAGCATACTGACACGCTGGCGACCAGCTACATATTGATAATTGACGTTGTTGATTTCGGGATTTTCATTTTCGTCGATCAAATCCACCATGGCCTTGAGAAGTAACTCGTCTATAGTCTGTGTAGTCATGCCATCGTGTATTTCTATTTGAGCTTTAATCTCAATCATTGACGGACTCACTCCGTCAATATCTTTGCATGAATGTGATACTTGTCTTTGAATCTTAGAAATATCGATGGGAACCCTTTCGCCGTCGCGTTTCACAACTGTAATCATTATAGAATCCTGTTAAATGTGTTTGGTAAGATATTTACCTGAGCGATGTAAGTTCCACTAGATTTTCTAGTGAAAGTGACTCGGGTAGATCTTTTAATAAAACAGGCTCATTATCATTATCATTATAGTTAATTGCCCATTGATTATCAACACAGATTACATTATAGTTTAAGGATGTTTTTTTGTCAACGAAAGTTTTTAATTCTATCAAAGAATTCTTGTATCGTTTAGTTAACTTTAATGTCCAGCCTATCATCAATGCTTTGGTAAAATCATCGTATTTGTTGTGTACAATGATTTCCCATGGGCTAGGCCAGCCGAATTGAAAATAAGGATCTATTTTATTATTGTAGTCGATATAAGGTGCAGACTTCCAAAAATTAAAAACAGCTTCTAAAGGATTTTCAGAAGTTTCTAATTGAGATCTGAATTCTGCCCAAGAGGATAATCTTTCGTCAACGTTTTTTTTAAACATTAAGTAGTCGTTTTAATAGAATATTGCAATACATAATTTTCATTATCATTGGCATTTGTTGTTATTTGTAATGTCAAACAGTTATTTTGAACCGATTCGTCAATAAATGAAAATGTAGGATGCCACCCCGGGTCTCCAATCTGTTCCTTACTAAATCCTGTCCAAGAACTTGTAGCAGAAAAGCTATAATAGTCACTAATAGTACCGAAAGACAAAAAGTGCCTAAAAATATCTAAATTATTCAAATTTGCAAGATATCCAGCAGAATATGCACTCGTATTAATTAAATTTAATACTAAAGAATTTTGAATATTTGTAGAACCAGAATTCACCCAACCATAATTTGAAGTATATACCCATATAGTTGAATTGTTTACTGTATATGCATCTCCTATTCCGGGTGAATTATCTAACGATAACAACCATGATGCTGTGGAAGTTGCAGTAACAGTTTGTGAAATAATATTAATGAATGTAAATGTACCGATGGTGGAATTAATATCGGTGGTGGTATTTACATAATCGCCTGAATCTAAACTATATATATTACCAGCAGGCAACAAATTAGATATTTCGAAGTCTGCGTTAATTGGATTATAAATCCAGCATTTTGGGTTATACCAAAAAGTTATTGGGGTTCCAACAGGCATAGCCTCTGTAATAGGATTGCTGATAAAAACAGCATTTGCTATATTGTTTATTTGAGTAATTTTTGTTGGATTGTGAGTATTAAAAAACAGATTAGTTCCTGGAGAATCTACTATAAGTTCCTGAATATTAATTGAATTAATGTCTCCAGAACTAAAATATAATCGAGTATCGCCAGTGTTTGCTGTCTGAGTTAGATTAAAGACGCTGTGTTGGCTATTTACATAAAAATAATCTCCTGGTGTCGGTGCAGGATCTAATGATAATATAAATGTAGATGTGTTAGTTGCTGTAGAAATAACTGCTGCCCAAAAATCTTGAAAAATTGTTATTATAGTTCCTGAAGCTGCCGAAGAATAAATTGTAGGTGAATTAATATAATCAATTGTTGATGGAGTAATATTAATTGTTAATTCTCCCGATCTACTATAATTGTTAATGGTTTCAGCCATTGTATAAGGTATACTTAATAATTGAGGATTTGTAGGTGCATAAAAAATATCAACATTTACTGTGTTTAACTTACTAGTGGTGGTTGAACTATAGATATTATTATTTTCTATAGTTGCATTTCCTGTTATTAACGGATAATAATAAAAAGTGGTGGTTGATATATTATTCACATGATTAATAATATAATATGCATAATCTCTTCTACTAAAGTCATCATCCAATGATCGGCAACCTTCTCCGTAGAAAGTTAAAATTGATGCCATTCCCGAAGAAGTAGTAACATTATCATTGAAGCCGATACCGCCATTTCCTACTTGAAAAAAAGTATTACCTTGACTGATATGGTTTGCACGGTTTGTACTAGTTCCTACAAAAATAGCCTCAGACGAAATATTTCTAAAATTATTTCTAGATATAATAAAGTCTCGAGGCGCATATCCAAATTGATTATTACCGGTATCTGTATTAAAATTAATTCCTTGTTGTAAATTTTCAAAGACACTATTTTCAATTTTTGAATTAACTACAGTACCAGTAGCTATAACACCAGTACCAATATTATTAAATGAACAGTTTTCAATTATAACATTTTTAGATTGCTCGTTAGGAGGAAGAAAACTTCCGCCTCTCATATAAATTCCAGAACCAAATGATGATGTAATTTCTGTTAATGTATTAAATCCATTAAAATATTTTGTGTTGAATTCCACATCTTCTAAGTAGACATTAGATGCTTGATCCAATTCCAATAAAGGATAATCGGTGTATGTAGTTGTGGAATAGCATAAAGTCATTCCTTCAATCACAATATTTTTCGATTCTTGTCCTGAAGTCTGCATGGCCATAGATCCAACTTGGAAATAATTTCCTGCTGCATCCACATTCTGGAACATATTGGTAACAGTATTGGATAGTAATAAAGTTGTTAGACCCGAACCTTCACCTACTAATTTTGTATTAGGTGGAAGATATATACCTACACCGTGACCATGTGCTAATTCAGAAGGATTTACATTATAAACGCCTGCTGGAATAATTAACTTCCGATTAATATTTTTTCCTAAATATTGATTGTTGAATAAATCTTGAATAGCAGTGTTTAATATCATGGTTATATCTGTAACAGCATTCTGTACTAGATAAATTGAACCACCTGCAATATAAGAGTTAGTGACACTTATTAATGGGTATTCTAAATTTGTATCATAATATAACAAGAAGCTATTAGCGTCTACAGCTTGGGCATAGTAAGTTCCTGATAATACTCCAGATATACCATCAACGAATACTTCTGATCCCGAAACAACAATATTAGAAGAAGGATTGTGTATTAATGGGCTAACAGAAAATACTGATATAGAAGCACCCGCCAATATATTATCATTAGTAGCAGCACTGATTGTTATTGAACCTTCAGAAATTCCAGAAATAGTAGTCCCAGGAACAATACCAGAAGTGGCGGTTATAACTACGCCAACAGTCATTGATAAAGTATTTAAAAATAATGTCGAAGAACCTAATGTTGCCGTACTTAATAAATTTGTCGAGAAGAGTACATTAATATTTGTAGAAGTTCCGGCGGTGGCTATTAAAGTATTTACTGTGTTAGTCACTGCTCCATAATCCACCAAACTAACTGTAGTATCTAATTTGTTAGCTATTCTAATAGTGTTTGAATGAAGCTCATTATAAGGTAAATCATCCCTATAACGATATGTAGCTGTACTAGCAACAGAGGTTCCTTGACCGTAGACCAAAGCAAAAACATTAGCTAGGTCGTGTTCGGTTAAAATTCTAGTATTTCCATCAGAAATACCGCCTTCGCTTACACTATGGCCGATATATAATCGTTCAGTATCTTCAGCCCAACCGAATTCACCGGGGGCTAAATTCGGAACACCTGTTTGAAGCTCTAATCCTCGGCGTACCTGTATGCGGGCAATTTCAATGACAGCCATATTAAATCTCTCCTGATACTCTATTTATCGAAGTACAGGATTCTTTATATTGGGTAGTTAACTTGGTAGTTATATGGAGATTTTTAAGTCGAAGAACTGAGAAATTATTTTAGACCCATTAACCCTATGGTATAGTATTCTTCCACTTTATTCAGCCATTTATCCTGATATTCATTAAAATCTTTTGGCCATAGATCAAATTGTTGATATTGTAGATCTCTACTACACATAAACACATGGCCTTCTTTAATATCGGTGCCATAAACTTCATTATGTGCTAATATGTAGGCTATTAATTGTATTTTATAATCTTCGACCCATTCTTCTTTCTTGGGTTTATTTGTCTGCTTGTAATCCATTACGGCAGGATTTTTATTATACACACCAACCAAGTCAGTTGTGCCGCTATAAAGACCCGGAAAATATAGTGACTGCTCCATAGCCCATACTTCATTAACATTGCTCAATCCATGAGCAATAATTTTATCGGCCATTTTATTAGCCTGCACATGAACAGGATTATTCCCAGGTTGTCTCTGCATACCTGCTAGGAATCTTTCTAAA